TGTAACACCAGGGCGTAACTACCGAATGAAAGCCCTTGACAATATCCTAGTGGGGCACGTGCATAGAACGTCCACGGACATGATTCGCAGGCCCTTAGACGGGTCTTTCATAGCAGGGTGGTCTGTTGGGTGCCTGTGCGACTTAAACCCGTTCTACGCTGCTCGTAATGGCTGGAATCATGGGTTTGCTCTTGTCGATCTGCAGGACTCGGGACGTTTCACAGTTTACAACAAGATGATTATTGACGGAGAAGTGAGATGATCCCCACGTCGTTCAAACTCGGAGGCCACACATGGCGTGTGCGAATGTGCAAGATGCGGGGTGCCTATGGTGAGTGCGACGCTGAAAAACACACCATTCGAATAGCAACCCACGTAGACGGCCGTCTGACTACCATTGAAACGCAACTCAAGACATTCCTGCACGAATGGTATCACGCCTTCGAAGCTGCCACAGGGCAAGACCACAACGAAGAACGGACAAGGTTGTTCGAAGAAATGGCCTGGCAATCCTACAAAACAGCGAAGGGAAACCAATTAGATGTCTAATAAGTACAGCTGGCTAAAGATTGCCGAAGGTGAAAAGGGCATCAAGGAAATCACTGGCATCTCATCGCACACTCCGAGGATCCTAGAATACCACGCGCTGACCACGTTGAAGGCCAAAGCTGACGAGGTGCCTTGGTGTTCGTCTTTTGTAAACTGGGTTTTCGCCAAAGCTGGCTACGCCATCACACGATCCGCTGCAGCCAAGTCATGGCTGAAGTGGGGGCGGGAGGTACCTATGCAGTACGGGTGTTTGGTAGTTCTTAAACGCAAGGGTGGCAACCACGTCGGTTTCTACACAGGTGAGAAGGGTGACAGCGTGTATCTTCTCGGAGGTAACCAGTCGGATAAGGTGTGCGTAACTTTGTACAAGAAAGACCTAATTTTATCAACACGTTTTCCAAGTGAATTGAACGAAACCGACCAGGCAATTTTTGACGTTGTAGGAATTAAGTAATGGCATTGGTTACCGTCTCGGATATCAAAACAAGCTATCTCAACATTGGAGACAGCACACAAGACACGCGCATTCTAGGCTTCATCCTGCAAGCTGGCTCTATTATAAAGGGCATCTGCAAACAACCTATTGAAACCGAGACCGTAGCGCTGGACTTCGTAGGGAACAGGATGCAGACCTATATCCTACCGTACACCGTGCCTGTTACCTTGACATCACTGCAGTATAAGGAACACGTAGACGATGCAACCTGGACAACAGCCACAGGTGCTATAGTAGTCAAGGCAGACGGTGTTTATCAGGTGTACTATGACGAAGGTCTTAACTACGTTCTGTGGCGTGCGAATGTTACGGTCGGTTATACAGACGCCAACACACCTGCTGATATTAAAAGTGTTTGCTCCGAAATGGTCGTGGAGTTATTCAAAAACACTGATTACTCAGGGCGTGAAAACAGAATCGGGCTTCAGTCGGTGGCTTCGTCAGAGGGCGGCACGACAGTAACGACCGTCTATCGTGACCTGACAAACCGATTCCGTGCACGGCTGGCACCGTATATCGTTAGGGCTTGGCTGTGATTAGTGTCGACGAATATGTACGTTTAATTCTGATGGGCTTGCCTGCAGCGGCCAAGGACGCATTGGATCCACAACGGATGCAGACTGCACTTGCTGTAGACATTTCGAAGAACTACGGCGAAACAAACCGCAACCCGAAGTACCCACGCAAGCCACAAGGGAGCACTTTGCAGCTGGTAAGTGGCAACCTGTTCAAGGCTGCCACTGTATACAGGGCCAAGGGCAACAAATCGCGGTATGTTGAAAGTGGCAGCACGTACACGTTCATTCTTGAAATCGACTTAAACGTCATACCATACGCTCGGATTCATGAATACGGTGGCACTATAAACCATCCAGGGGGAACGCCTTACTTCATTGGCGATGATGGACTGGCCAAATTCGTATCAAAAGCGAAGGGTGGTGATTTGCCAGTAACCAAACCCCATACTATAACGATTCCAGCAAGGCCATACATTCGCCCTGCTTTTGAGTCTTTTCAGACTACGACGTTCCCCCGTATCATCGACATTATGCTTCGCAAATTAGCAGAGTCAGCATCATGAGTACCACCTCAAAGTACGCAATGGCTTTGGATCTTGTCAAGGACAAACTGTCTGACGATAAGACCTTCAACGTCATCAACGTATTCACCAAAGAAACGGCCCTGTCCAACACCAAAGCAAACGTCTACGTTAACATCATCAGCGACACGTTAACACCTCTGAACACGGAGTCGGGATTCCGCACCTCAATACGTCGCCTCTTGCTAGGCATCTACGCAGTGCAGAAAAATTCACTCGATTCTCAAGAGCTTGGAACGGCTGCGATCATGCACGGTCAACTCAGCGAGAAGATAGACAAGGCGATGGACGCTGTCGAAGCTACGCTCCCTTATTCAGACGTCACAAGTGCAGGATATACGGTAACACTCCACAGCATCGAGACAGGCAACGTTACGGGCTACGTCGACGACAAGTCAGACAAGGTAGGTCTGTTGTACGAAGTAACAATATCTTATCTCCAGCAAGCATGACTGTATCTGAACTGATGAAGCATCTTCGCCAGATCCACAGCGTCTACGGCGACATCGACGTCAGGGTGGACTCGGATCTGTTCACGGATCACAGGCCACGCGATGTGACCAGTACGACCGTGCAGGAATTCTTTGTTCGTGATGTTCAGGAGATCATCATCGGTCAATTCTTAAACGAACCATCACAAGCGAAAGTTGTTCTATATGTCGGCAACGAACCAAAGCTCAGAGCCTAAACACGTCGACGTCAGTTTCGCCTGCATAGCACACAAGAGCGAAGCACACCACGTCATGCAGATGATAGCAACGCTACCAAGTGGCTGCGAGGTGGTCGTGCTTTGGAATGAACAGGGCGACAATACAGAGGTTGTAGAACGTAAGAAAATAACGCTAAACAACGGCACCGTTGTTCGTTATTACGAAACGCAGTGGCAAGATTTACACTTCGGGAATCTTCGCAACCTTTGCATTGGTCTCTGTTCTCGCGGGTGGGTCATGTGGATAGACGCCGACGACCGTCTGCTGACTCACCAGCATAATTGGTTTGACGACCTGACGATATATCCCGCCGGTGTTGGCGGGCTTGTGTGCGGATGTGTTGGAGTACAACCGAAGCACGAAGGCAATAGCAATGTCATGAGATACCATCATCCACAGACGAGGGTGTTTCGTAACAACAAAGCATTTGCTTTCAAGGGTGCTGCACACGAACAGATCACCTGGTCGATAGAACAGCAGGGGCTAACACTTGAGACCTGTTCACTGTTAGTGCACCACGTAGGCTATGAAGTCGACGCCGACTCGATGATGGCTAAGGTGAGGCGTAACGTGAAAGGACTCGCACGTGAGATCGCGGACTGTACCGATGATGACCAGTTAGTATACTGGACACAGATGATACACCGTGACTCGGGATCTTTTATGTATTATGTAACAAAGGACAAATAACATGGCACTCGCAACACGGGTCGTCGCCGGTGGTAATACCTTCGGCGCATGGACTGTCGAAGATACCGGCACGATTGGCGTCGGTTCGACATACCTCTACAAACTCAATGATAACATCATCTCAACAGATGTAACACGTGACGCTGCTTCTGGTGCTTACTCGATTTCTATCGAGCACGTCGAAGACACGCAAGCATTGCAGACGTTTATCGAGACAGCAACCAACACAGGCGCAGGCGCTATCGAAGACTTGCTACTCGAGAACGGCACAAACGAAACAGGTTCTGCTCAAAACCAGAAGCTAATCTGTGCAGTCAAGGGCGGTCTTGCTGGTGGTGGTAACCAGCAGAATACAGCCGTTCGCAAGGTTGGCGTTTTCCCACAGCGCCTGAACAACGAATCGGGTGGATGGACACAAGCAGGCGAAACATACAACCGCGTCACATTGTCTTTCGAAGGCTTCAAGCTGCAGAACCCTATCACGCTTGCTGCTACGTACTTCACTGACTTCATGACATCGGCAGTACCTGTAACGCTGTTCGGAACAATTCCATACGGAACTGTAGTTTATAAGTAACCTTCCGAGGTTACCTGGTGGGGGCCGTTCGCGGCATGGCGGCCCCTGCCTATTTTGTTTTTCATGCCGTAACAAGAGGACTTGTCATGCCGTCGATCAAACTCTACTTTGTGGGTGAACAGAAAGAGATCCCGCTGAAGAACATCATCTCGCGCCGTATCATCAAGGCTGTCGAGAACCCAATCGCAACGCTTCGCAGTCTAGGCCAGAACGCGGCTTTCCAGAAGGCCCTGCAGGAATCGCCCAATGCTGCCAAGATCGTTACCTTGTCGGGTGGTGCTAACTCCGTGCACGCTGCACAGATTGGCAAGGAAATTCGTGAGGCTATCCCTAACATCACCGACTCTGATCTGCAGTCGATGGTAACACAGCGCATCCAGTCGGAACTTCTCGAGTCGTTCCCGAACATCTGGCAAGCCCTGAACAATCCAATTACAGAGTTCCCGCTGGACAACGACGACGCCATCAACGCCTGTATTGAGGTGCTCAAGGTCATCATGGATTTATCCCAGCTGACCGAAGAACAAAAGACACTTATGTCCGTTTCCGAATTCTGGGAAGACCAAGACCTTACGGAGGTGGTCGAATCTGTAAAGTGGTTTCGAAGCGTCGCTAAACTCTGAGGTCGCAGCCGTCGCTGAGATATACGAAGCCTACGACGTGCTGACGAAAACGCCTGTTGACGACACCGGCAAACCTTACCCCAAGCGCATCACAGGAACCGACGTAGTGCCAGCACATGAGCACGACGTTCTCATGGCCATTGAGATAGGCAAGTTGTGGAAAATGACACCCGACGAAGTGGTAGTTTCCCTTACAGCGTCGGAATTTCTGCGAAGGGTCGCACTTGTGCGGGCTCACTCATGGGATCAGCCGACCGATTCACAGATAGCTAAGAACAGGCACGAACGCCGAATCGGGAAACGATAATGGCAGTTTTTAAGAATGAACTACAACTGGACACTAGCGGTTTTTCATCGTCACTGAAGAAAGCCGCTAGTGATTCCAAGACGTCAGCAGATCAGATAAGCAAGGCCCTAAACATCGACGCTGTTGTCGATACCGACGGTGCCAAACAAAGCCTCAAAAGCCTTGAAAACGTAGCGGAGACAACAGGTAAGAACGCCGCGTCTTCGCTGTCGGATTCTTTCAAGGGTGCGTTTTCTGGCGGTCTTATCGGTGGCGTTGCTGCACAGCTCGGGGGCGTGCTGCAGGAAGGTCTGTCACAGGCCATAGCAGCGGGCTCTAATTTCGAGACCGCCCTGCAGTCGGTATCAGCTGTAACAGGTGTAACTGGCGACGGACTCAACGATTTGGGCGAACGTGCCAAGGGATTAGCTGAACAGTTTGGAGGATCAGCAACAACACAGCTGGAGGCATTCCAGACGGTTCTGTCGAAGTTCGGCCCCGATCTGGCAAGCACACCAGAGGCATTGTCTGCAGTTTCCGAGAACGTGAACGTTCTTGCCAAGGCTGCAGGCCTCGATGCGAAGGCTTCCGTAGACGCCCTTTCAAACTCGATGCTACAGTTTGGCATCGACGCAAGCGATCCGGCGAAACTTGCTGAAGAGTCGGGGCGTTTTATTAACGTTCTTGCGGCCTCTGCTAAGGTGGGCGCCGCTGAAATCCCACAGGTTGCGGACGCTATCCTGCAGGCTGGTGTAGCTGCTAAGGGTGCGAACCTATCCTTTGAAGAAACCAACGCCGCGATTCAGGCTTTGGCCGTTGGCGGTAAGGTAGGCTCGGAGGCTGGCGTCGGTCTTCGTAACGTTCTGGGCTTATTGATTAAGCAGTCAGGCCCTGGCGAAGAGGCTCTCAAGGGCGTAGGCTTGTCTGTTAAGGATCTCGGGGAAACGCTCACAACTCAGGGCCTGTCGGCTGCACTTACGAAGTTGCAAGGCGGAATCGACAAGCTCGGCACCGATGCGGAGAAAGCAGCGTTTAAGGCCACGTTGTTCGGTACGGAAAACGCGGCTACGGCTGGTATCCTGCTAGACAACATCGGCAATATCGAAGCGTTCACAGATGGAGTAACAGGCACCAGCGAGGCCTTCGATCAGGCCGCTAAAAACAACGACACCTTAGCGGCTCGGTTTGATAAGTTCAAGGCCGCTATTGAGGTGGGTTTGATCAACGCCTTTCAAACCTTGTCTCCAATCGTCAAAGCAGTATTCGACAACTTCGAAGACATCGCGCCTGTGCTGATTATAGCAGCTGCTGGTATTACAGCCTACGGAATAGCCATGGGTATATCAGCAGCATCTACAGCCATTGCAGCATTCAGCATGAAGGCATTTACAACGGCTTTGCTGGCAAACCCGATAGGGCCTGTCATTGCCGGTATTGCCGCACTTGCGGCCGGTGTCTATTACTTAGCAGATGCGTTGAACGTATCAGCTGAGGAGGCCGTAGAAAACGCAGAGGCCGAAAAGAACCTTGTCGAGCAACAAATCAAGGGCAACAAAGAACGCCAGACGACGGTGAAACAAACCAAGTCATTGGCTGAACAGTTCACTGAACTTGCCAAGAAAACAAACCGAACGGTCGAAGAGGACAAGAAACTCCAGCAGATTCAGGGCAAGCTGGACGAACAATATCCTGACCTTATCGATCAAACCAAGACGTTCTCGGAAAACCTCGATGGTGTGCAGAAGATCTCTAAACTCACGACTAACGAATTAAATAAGTTAGGCGATGAGGCAATAGGTTTGCAGAATAAACTCCGCCAGGCTAACCAAACCTTGCTCGCTGCACAGCGTGATGTCGCACTCGAGGAGTTTAAGGACGTATTTAGTGATATTCTGGGCAACGTCGACAACTTCGCCATTGACTTTGCGAACCGTCTGTATTCAGTCAAGACACAAGAACAGGCGGACAAGCTACGGATTGCCTTTGCTGAGTTTGCAAACCAGAATATCAAGGATGCCAAAGAACGCCTCGATGGTATCACGAAATACAACAACGCACTCAATGCTCAATTAAAAGCACTTGGTAAGGTCGAGGAAGCACAGGCTGCAGCAACTGCGGCCGCTACTCCACCACCTACGCCAGCGGCAACGGCTGCTGATGATAAGAAAGCAGGCAAGGAAACATCACAGTACAAGCTAGCCAAGAAAGCATTAGACGAATATGTGGATAGCCAGAAGACAGCACGCAAGGAATTTGAGCTGACACTGGCACGACGTGAGGCTGCTGGCGAAGCTGTCAATGTGAAGTTTGAACTGGAGAAGTTTGACGTTGCCCAGCTGCAGGATAGGATAACACAAGCACAGGAACTACTCCGTATTGAGTTAGGTGCTGACGGCTTGCCTGTCGATACAAAACTTCGTCTATTAAAAGACGAATCTAAAAAAGCTATCCTCGATGACTTCCGCGATCTGCAGATTGAGGCTGAACTGAAGGGTCTTAAGTTAAAGGGCCCCGCTGATTTTGAGATTACCGAGGTAAACGTAGTCCGTAGGTCTCAACAGAACATAACCAAAGCGCTGCAGCGTCAAGTCCAGTTTCTAAAGTTGACAGCACAGGAACTAGAGTTAAAGCCTACACTAGATGAAACGGCTTTCAAGTCATTCGGCAAAACAGCAATCAAGGGAATACAGGGCATAGACTGGGACGCTGTTTTCAAGAAGCCCGAAAAAGCATCTGAAGAGGCAACCAAGAAAATAGTTGACGACATCACATCTGGCACTCTGGCTTACCAAGATGCAGTAGACGAACTAGCGGGTTCATTGGGCGAAGTGCCTAGTTTGTTTGATAAGATCCTCGGCAAACTGAACGAAAAGTTTACAGCCTTGACGCAGGAAAACATTAACGTGCTGGCAACGGCTGCCGAAGGTGCTACGGCTTTTGCTGACATCTACGACGAACTGGCCACCGTTGCTGGCTCTGCATTTGCCCAGATCCTAACTGAACAAAAGGACTTCGGCAAAGCAACTGTATTGTTAGCACTTGATGTGTTGACGGCATTGGTGCCTATCTTCATTGCACAAATCTTCGGTAAGGAATTTGTCGAGAAGTCACTGGCGGGCGCTGCCATAGCTGCAGCGGCAACGGCAACCTTGCTGGCTCTTCTCGCATCTGCTAAGGCATCGGCTTCGGGCTTCGCCGAAGGTGGTTACACTGGAGACGGTGGCAAGTACACACCAGCTGGCATTGTCCACAAGGGCGAGTTCGTAATCAACAAAGAAAACACTCGCAAATATCGGGGCATCTTGGAACAAATGAACGAGGGCAAGTTCCCGCTGGCGTTTCAGGCGCCGGTGGTTTCTACCGAAGTGACGGGTGAAATGTCGGGTATGAGGCAAGAACTTGCTGCCATCCGCAGGCGTCTGGACTCGATGCCGAACGGTATACAGGGACAGATGGCCGTCGCTGTGGACGTGGGCATGGACACATATTTGTACGAACGTAACAGATACCGCGCCGCTGTGCGTGGATTAAGGGCTTAATATGGCAGGCAATAGTTCATGGCAGATGTGGTTATACGGTGCTAATGCCGACACATCATCGACGGCATACGACACGGTGGCGGCTTCCTCGCTGGCGGCCCTCTCAGGGTACGTCAACATCACAACTGGATTCCCAGGCGGATCGTGTCCTATCCTGGCACCGGCTGAAGATGCCGAGTTTGAAACGTCTACGTTGGTCGACATCGGAGGTGGCACCATCGGCACGGCGAACAGGCGCACGATCTGGACTGTCGAGTGCTGGCCGTTTCTGTTTGACGCCTCAACTACCGAAACAGATCTTGATGATTACTTCGCCTTGTCCGATGGCATCAACGGGAAGAAATACCTCTGGGTTCGTTTCACGGCAGGATCACGGACAAGCCCGACTACATCGGGGCATGTCTACCCTGTCGTGCTGGAGTCATGGCAGGGTTCGCTAAATAAGGAATTTGGAAACCGTAATTTGACACTAGCATTTAAGCATCGTTTCCGCCAAGCATCGAGTTTAATCTAATGCCTCACTATAGAATACAACGGAAGCTGCCTAATGGCTGGAACATCCGGCTGGAACTGCTGACTTACGACGCATACCTACCCAACCCAATCACAGGGGGCACAATAACGGCTCTGGGTGATGTTTGTTTGCTAGAACTGGGTGAACAGACAGCCGAGTTTGACGGGCTCCCCTACGGGCTCGTAAAGCCCCAAACTCTGAACTTTAAACTGGCATGGTCGATGCTGCCATCGGCAATGCAGGACTACATTGAGAATCAAGTCGATCCTGCCAACGATAAAAAAGTCAATTTGTGGATGTTGTATAGTGACAGGGGCACTAGTGGTGCTACCTACTCGCTGGAGTTCGCAGGTGTTGAGGACAACGTCGAAGCGGTCAACCTAGAACCTCTCGACGACATGACGTATGCATACAACGTGGAACTGGTCGACATGACATTCCACGCAATGAAAACCTTGACGGGCTACGAGATATTTCAAAACAAAGCAGGGGCGTTGACCACGCCAGAATCCAAGGCGTTCCAGTTTCTACTTAGGTCGTTAGTGGGTCGCAATCAGTACCACCAAGCACCTGGCATGATCAAGGCTGACACATTTGAAAATATCGTTGGTCATATTCGCACGGCTATGAACAGCCACATCGAAATCAACTATGCTAGACGTCTTGGCGTTACGAGTGACTTGTTCGACTACACTACAGTCATAGACGATATTTTTATTGCAGCACTTGAACTCTACACACTGACGAACCTCAACAGCGATCCACGCACAATCAGCACAGCGATAACTGCAACGACTGGGTATCTTGTGACCAACGTTTACAAGGGATCTGTTGCAAGTGACACAATCGGTGGTATCTACTCATCAGGTGACAATTATGGGTGGGGCCGTCGTGACGTCACGTTGTACGACATCTTGCGTGACATCTGCGAGGGATGTGGAGTCAAGGCATCGTACAAGGTCGACCTGCGTACAACGTCAGGTTACGACCGTATTACGACGACGTGGTTTGTCAAGCGCATTGCCAGCTCAAGAGAGACAAATGCAGACACCACAGATGCTACCTTGTCAATCGACAACGCTCTCGTCTTGCCTAACATCGTCAAGCGTGGTGACAACGTAGCAAAGGCAGAAGTTCGTTATGAGACAAGCAACAGCGAGGACAGCACCGAGATAGTACGACTCAAGAAAGGCGCACGCTCCTCACGGTCTATGAACATAGAACCGATTATTCACAACGTGCCTGTTTATCTCAAAGAATATGACGACGAAAACGGGCGTTATGAGCCAATGAAGCAAACAAACCAAATATATTTCAAGGCCTCCGACAACAACTCGATTGTAAAGGTGCACGAGACAACGAAATACTGGTACGGGCCAAAGGCTGACCAATGGATTAAGGTATCGTCTACGGCATCGGATAAGCCCGAGTTTCAAGACGACGTTAGTCAAGACAAGTACCGAATCCAACTTGCTGCAATGCAGGCACGAACCAGCATGACGGCTGCGCTGTGTGTGCTGCATTTGCACGTCTTCGCAGATGAGAACAACGCCACGGCCGAACTGGAGTACAACTACGAGCTCTCTGAGTTCGTGAGGCCACAGGGACTTTGTGGGCGCCATTCTCTTACAGGCAACGTTGCAGACCCTGGCAACGTGAATTACTTTGCAAACATCAACTGGGCGTATGCATTGCCCGTGTCGATAAGCATGAACTGGGTTGCTGGAACATCTAAAGTAAAATACTACGTGCTGTCCCCTACGACGTCGAAGGAAATCACCTAATGCCTATAAACGACCCAATACAAAACCGCAAGGTTGCACCAGGCTCGCTAGCATTTGAGCGCCGTCGTATGGTATACGGCAGCGCCTACGCTGGTGAAGAGCCCGATGGCGATGTCTACAATTACCAGTATTACATCGAGTATAACTACAACGTAACGTTTAACAACATCGTCACTAAACAGTACCTGATAACACAGACCGATGCCAACATGAAGGCCATAGCCAACAGCGAGCACAGGTCGAAGCATTGGGTGGGCGATTACAAGCAGTCTTTCCAATGGGATTTAAACGGCAACTGGTCGTTCATGACGGACGTGTACACACCTGTTCCCTTTAACAATGAGTTCCTGCGGACACAGGGCATTCAAAACGAATCACTAGACTATGACGACACCTGGTCATTCCGACCAACCGATCAGAACAAAGGCGTCTGGTGGGTGCATACGTACGTGCAGATCAGGTACTCGAACACGTCAGACATTGACGAAGCACGTCTTGCGTATTTCGTAAACGGTGTGATGTTTCGTATCATTGACATGGTCGACTATCACAACATGGGAGACGGGCCACACATCCGTGACGCTAGGCTGATGGGCGGGGCACACATCCCACTCCGTGCTGGTGACAAGCTCGAAGTCAAAATGATAGCAAGAACAGGAGGGCCCTCGGAAGAGGCAGGTGTTCTGTTCCCGTCGTCCATTTATGCCTACATTACAGGCCATCGTGAGAACTGCGAACTGAACACAACGGGCAACACAGCCACATCCGGCAACGGGTACGTCTTTTACAAGGGCGCCCAGCCTTAATAACTGAAACTAATCACAAGGAATTATCATGTCCTGCTTACCCAATACGCCAGTAGCTGCCAACGTCTTATCAGCTACTAACTCCACAGATCACGGCTGGCAAAGCGTCGGCACGGTCATAACTACGGCATTGAGCCAATACTACCCAGTGGCGGCTGCAGTGGTTACGCTCAGTGGAGTTGCACAGACGACACAACAGCACGCCATCATCCGTCAAATCGAGTTTGAAGAGACGGCATCGAGTTCGGCGAACATCAAGAAATGCCCTCTGATTGTTCTGCTGTATAACTCAACAGCGCCGACGACGCCTACATCGGGTGCTGTCTACAACGGATCTACGACAAACCTACTGGGGGTTTTCACCATTGCAGATAGCGATTACCGGCGTGTTTCTGATACTGTCTGGATTGCGTCAATCAATCCTAACAAGTACGTTCGCACAGGCACGGTATCGACGTCTTCGACGTTCTACGCTGTAGTGCTCTCAAACTCAGGGACTAGCGTAACCTTCGCCGCTGATGCTGCAGCCCGTCTACGCCTGTTTACGGAGGCATTAACGGCATTATGAGAGAACACGTAGTGTTGTTTTTGCGGAGTCTTGAGATTCTGCTAACATTAGAAATGGAGCCTGTTCGCCGTTTTGAACTCCACAAGATGCACAAGGTGTGGACGGAACGGCTGAAGGCTTTACGATAGACAATAAGTTTGTTTTTTGTCTATTGTGAAAAAAGCATATATTGCAATTGCAAGATTCGCCCCTAACATATAAGTTAGGACTATTACTCAGCTCATTTGGCAAGCATGGGCTGAGTTTTTTTTGCTTTGTAGTGTTGCATTGCAAACAAATCTCTGTATATTAGCACAACAACCAACCACCAACCACACGGAGACCACAATGAAGACACCAATCTACAAGGCTTTTATCCTGACGTCATCAGGTAAGAAAGTCGAAGGCTATGGAAAGACCATGATGGCAGCCTGTCTTGATGCCAAGGCCAAAGCAGAGGCGATGGCCAAGGCGCAGCCGAAAGGCGGTGCCAAATGAGCACGAAAGCAAAGCATACCAAGTATAAAGTGGTATTTGAAAAAAATGAAACAAGACCTTGTAAAATGTACATCAGCAGCGGTAACCGAAACCTAGTTGCATCAGTTAATAATGACCCCGAAACGGTCGCAATGTTTCAGCTTTTCGCCGCCGCCCCTGAAATGCTGGAGGCGTTGGAGGCGTTGCTAGAATCTGCCATCCAGGCGGAACACTTTGAGCACAACAGTTACAACCCACCAACAGAGATTCATGAAATGATGGCAAATGGTGATTTTTCCAAACGGATCTTCAATGCCATTGCCGCCATCGCCAAAGCCAAAGGAGAGCAGCCATGAGCATCTCCACCGAACGCTTCGTAACGCTGCACATCGAGCTGTTTAAGATCAGCAACAGGCTCTGCGACCTTGCCAAATCCCTTGAATGCGAGGGTGTTGGATATAGCGTAGAGCTATGGGAGATCATCGATGAGATCTCGGTGGCTGCAGCTAATTCATTAGACGAGACTAGGACGCCATGATTACCGCCCTTGGCTATTGCCACAAGAGCCGCGCACACTACACGCCACATGAACGGGTGTTCCTAGCATCACTACGTGAATACAAACCACGCGATGTGGAGGTATTCCGCCAGCACTCGCTCGGTAACTTCGGGACAAGCTACAACGAACTCGTAAACACCATGATCCGAGGAGGGCATAGAACCTTTGCCATCGCCAACGACGACATCGTACTTCGGCCGGATAGCCTTCAACTGCTGAACGAAGACATAGAGATATGCCAGGGAGAACAACGGCACTGGGGAGTTATAGCAGCACGTGCTGACTACGTGAGGATGGGCCCGCAGAACATACGTTTTACCTATGGCATGGAACAACAGCGGACAATCCAGAACCAGCAGGAACTGCAGATCATCGCAGTGCCAAGCGTTGCGCCCCTGCTGGCTGTCTACACACGGGAGACGTGGGTGGACTTCCCACCTATCAACTTCTACAGCGACGATGTGCAGTGTTTCGACATCCGCAAGCGTGGCTATGAGGTGTTCGTGTCCAGGTCATACGTGCATCACGTCGGATCGCAGACGCTCGGAGTGGCTAACTACGAGGAGGATGCGAAAAATTCTCGTGAATGGCTTTTGGAAAATCGAAAAGATTTCGTTAATCTTGCAATGCAATAAAACGTAGTCAACTACTACGTCAACCACAATCTTATTTACACGGAGTTTTTATGCGACTCAGCATTGAGTTCAAGACCGGACGCTACGATGGGAACCTATGGTTCCGCGTCACACCTCGCATCGAGGGATCACATCGTCAACGCCTTCTAACTGTTGGCGTGTTCCTGACAGTTCTAACAATCGGCATGTTCGCCCTAGCTGGCACTATATCGCCAGACCCGATGATCAAACCAGACCAAACCGTAACCTTGTGGGGGCAGCGATGAATAAGCAAGATAAACTGTTGAATGCCTATAAACTGCTGGCAATAGCAGCACAGGCGTACTGGGAAGACTATTACGTCAACCACGGCCCTGATGAGAATGTCACGTACAAGCTGCACTGTGAGCTTGAGAACTGTCTACATTTAGTCAATAGCATCAAGGCATACCAGTTTGAATACCAAGTCGTTGAGTTTACAGACGAAGCCGCATACGTGCCACCTCGCCCACAGTGGACTATACATAGGGTGTATGGCAATGGCGATGTCCTGAAAACAACTTCGTTCTTTAGCAATAAGCCGGACGCCGAACGTGCCGCTAGAAATCTTAATGAGGTGTATCATGACTGACAAGCCCCTCACACGTGAGATCCCTATCTCAGTGCTCCGCAAGTGGGTCGACGACCTCGGGGTAATCGTTGACAGCATCGACAAGGCCAAGACGCTGCAGGAATGCCGTAGGGAGATGAACGAAATTTGGGAAGTGGCCTCTGCTATCGACGATGAATATATCGAGGGGTACCGTGTCACAAAGTAAACGCGGAAGACCACGGGGCCGGAAACCATGTTACAATCCCAACGTTATATTCCGAATCCCTGAAGAGCACAACAACCACCTGAAGAGCATTGCAGAGTCCGAAGGCCTAACCAAGTCGGCACTGCTGCGGCAACTTGTAATTGAGTACATCAATTATTACACGGAGAACAACTAATGATCTGGAACCTACACAACCACGAACGGCCGGCACCGCTGTTCCGTTATGATGACGGGGGCGACCGGTTCTATGCACGGGTAAATGACGTTGACGTTAAGTGGTATCCATCCGTTACGCGCATCATCAAGGCCACCTCACCAACGCCTGCAGGGCTGATTGCATGGTATGCCAAGCATGGCGTCGAAGGTGCTAACCAGCTACGAGACGAAGCCGCAGACCGTGGAACACAGATGCACATTCTGTTCGAGCGTTACATGGCAGGGCAGACTATTGAGATGACAGGATTGTCCGCGTTTCACAGTAAGGCCCTCATGTCATTCGATGCGTTCTTCCGCAAGGATGTGGCGGAAGTGTACGCCGTCGAGATGCTACTATACAGCGACCGCCATGAGTTTGCTGGCACGTGCGACCTCGTATGCAAGCTCAATAATGGCAAAATCGCCATAGTTGATTTCAAGAGCGGCAATCACATACACGAAGACTATGCCGTGCAACTAGAGATGTACCGCCTCGCATGG